GAACTTTCTAAGACTTTCCTCCAACTTTATCAAAGAATACCATCCTTCTTCGATCAGTTCAGAACCCGCAAGGGTACTAGGACATGCCGTAGGTTGATAGTTATTCCCGATAAAGAGGGGAAGTCTAGGGAAGTTGCTTGTTTAGATTATTATTCACAGGCAGCATTGCTACCTTTGCATAATTACCTATTCAAGTTCCTCTTATGTATTCGCCAAGATTGTACTCATGAACAAACAAAACTATTTAAATCTCTTAAGAGTAGAGCAGGGAATTCGTTCCATTCTGTGGATTTATCCTCAGCAACAGATCGGTTTCCAGTGACTATTCAAAGAGAAATATTAGATGTTTGGTTTGGCAAAGAATATGCTGATGCTTGGATGTCCTTAATGGTATCTGAACCTTTCCTATATAAACAAACTAGGAAGGTTCAGTATAACACAGGTAATCCCATGGGAGCTTACTCCTCATGGGCCATCTTCGCAGTAGCTCACCATTTCCTAATCTACTTGTCCTGTAAAAGGGCAAAGAGGAATTGGAAAATGTGTGACTATATGTTGTTAGGCGACGGTATCGTGATTTCTCATGATGAGGTTGCTAAACATTATAAAGATATTCTAAATGAGTGGTGTATACCTTTCTCGCAAGAGAAAACTCATACGAGTCCTTATGGTTTCGAATTTGCAAAACAAGTTCGTCTCCACAAGGAGAATATATCACCATTTCCTTTATCAGCACTTTACGACCGTAGATCCGAAACCTTTACGAGTATCGGAATCATATGGTACGAATTAACCTATAAAGGTTGGCAAACATCCATGGCTCCAATTGTAACGAGTTATCTTATTGAGGTTCTTAGGTACCCGAGACCGTTAGTACGGCATCTTGTTCCTAAGATTCAATTAGTAACATCCTTAATGAGTTTCTTTAATAAATCGTCAGCGGGTCTAGGTAAACCAATTTTGGATTACGTAGCCGCATGGACGAAGGAAGACTTTAAATACGAT